GGACTGCTCCCTGTGGCCCCAGGTGCCGGGCGCTCTGAGCCTCCCCAAACTGGCAGTCAAGCAGGGTGACCCGGAGAGCAAGACCGGCGTGGTGGGCGCTTTCTGCCGCACCTATGACATCTACCGTGCTATGGATGAGCTCATCCCCGGAATGTATGAGGCCGTGGAGAATATGCCCGGCAGATACACCTACCTGGGCGGCTCCACCACCGGCGGCGCTGTCATCTACGACAGCGGCAAATTCCTTTACAGTCACCACGCCACCGACCCGTGCAGTGGCCGCCTGGTCAATGCCTTTGATCTGGTCCGCCTCCATCGCTTTGGTGACACAGACGGTGATGCCCAACCAGGTACGCCAACCAACCGGCTCCCCTCCTACAAGGCCATGTGTGAGCTGGCCGTGCAGGATCCCGATGTGGCCGCTCTGATGAGCCAGGAGCGATACCAGGAGGCTGTCAAAGACTTTGAAGGTGTACAGCCGGACAATCAGGAGGATCCAGCCAACTGGATGAGCAAGCTGGCTGTAAACACCCAGACTGGGCTCCCCAAGGCCACCATTGATAATGTGTGGATAATTCTTGAGCATGACCCTCTACTCAAGGATAAGTTTGCCCTCAACCAGTTTGCTGGCCGTGGTGAGGTCCTGGGAGCGCTCCCCTGGGATAGCCGGACCCAGCGCCGCCTCTGGGATGACAACGATAACCAGGGACTCTACTGGTATATGGAGCGCTATCACCATATCACCGGAAACGGCAAAATAGATGGTGCCCTCTCCCTGCACTCTACCGCCCACGCCTTTAATGAGGTGCAGGACTACCTCCGGGGCCTCAAGTGGGACGGGGTGCCCCGGCTGGACACTCTCTTTGTTGACTACCTGGGTGCCGTGGATACCCCGTACACCCGCGCGGTGACCCGTAAGGCTTTCACCGCTGCTGTGACCCGTGCGATGGTGCCCGGCAGCAAGTATGACAATATGCTCATCTTGTCCGGCCCCCAGGGCATAGGCAAGAGCACCCTGCTGGATAAGATGAGTAAGGGATGGTTTAACGACAGTATCCGCACCTTTGAGGGCAAGGAAGCCAGTGAGCTGCTGCAAGGGGTATGGCTGGTGGAGATCAGTGAGCTTGACGCTTTCCGCCGCACCGATGTGGCCCGCATCAAGCAGTTTCTTTCCCTACGCACGGACCGCTTTAGGGCCGCCTATGGCCGTCATGTCAAGGAGCTGCCCCGGTGCTGCGTGTTCTTTGGTACCACCAACACTACGGACTATCTCCAGGACAAGACTGGCAACCGCCGCTTTTGGCCAGTTGACACCGGCGTGGATCCCACGAAAAAGAGTGTGTGGACAGACTTGCCGGGAGAGGTTGACCAGATCTGGGCTGAGGCCGTGGTCCGCTGGCAACTGGGTGAGCCCCTTTTCCTCAAAGGTGACCTGGAGGAGGCCGCTAAGGCCAAGCAGGAGGAGCACCGGGAAGTCAGCACCCGTGAGGGCATCATCATGGACTTTCTGAGCCGCCAGGTACCAGAGGACTGGAAAGCCTGGTCCCTGGACCGGCGCAAAATATTCTGGGGTGGCGGTGTGCAGGGCAACATTAAGCTGGTAGACCGTGACCAGGTATGTGCTTTGGAGGTGTGGTGTGAGGCCTTTGGCGGCAGCCAGAAAGAGGTCCGCTACACCGATACCGCGGAGATCAATGCCGTTATTGAGGCCAGTGGTGAATGGGAAAAGGCCACAAAAACTTTGCGCTGTGGGTATTGCGGAGTACAACGCGGATTCAAAAAAAAGCTGTAACATTGCCTGTAACATTGCCTGTAACATTCAAAAAATGGCTGTAACATGTTACAGGCAATGTTACACAGAATGTTACACCCAATGTTACACCTGAAACCATTGAAAACACTAGCTTTTTTCGTATTTGTAACATTGTAACATTTATTTTCTATTAAATATAAAAACAGAGGATTTAGAGAGAACAGAGAAAATAAAAACTCTCTAATCCGCCTGTGTGCGCGTATATACGCGCGCGAGGTTACAATGTTACAATCAAGAGATAGGAGGCCTTGAGCATGAAAGAAAGTTATATTGAGCGGTACCTGACCCGTCAAGTGCAGGAGCACGGCGGCCTCTGCTACAAGTGGGTATCACCCGGAAATATTGGGGTGCCTGACCGCATCATCCAGCTACCCACTGGCAAGACCATCTTTGTGGAGCTGAAAACGGATGTGGGGCGACTAGCCAAGATACAGGCCTGGCAAAGGAGCGAATTGCAGAAACGGGGGGCGGATGTCCGTGTCCTGTATGGGATGGACGCTGTGAAAGACTTCATCCGGGAGGTTTTCGGGGATGCAGTACATACCTCATGAGTACCAGACCTATTGCATCCAGCGGGTGGTGGAGGACCCGGCCATAGGGCTGTTTCTCCGGCCCGGACTGGGCAAAACGGTCATCACCCTCACGGCGGTCAATATTCTCAAGTATTACCGCTGGCAGGTGGCCAAGGTCCTGGTGGTGGCCCCCAAGAAAGTGGCGGAGGCCACCTGGAGCAAAGAGGCGGCCAAGTGGGAGCACCTGCAACACCTCCGCATCTCCACGGTGCTGGGCAGCGCCGCCAAGCGCATCAAGGCCCTCAACACCCCGGCAGATGTCTACATCATCAACCGGGAAAATGTGGAGTGGCTGGTGGACTACTACAAACAGGCGTGGCCCTTTGATATGGTGGTGCTGGATGAAAGCACCAGCTTTAAGAACTCCCAAAGCAAGCGCTTTAAGGCCATGAAACGCGTCCGCCGGTTTGTCAAAAAGATGGTGCTGCTGACTGGCACACCATCCTCCAAGGGCCTCATTGACCTGTGGGCCCAGGTGTACCTCCTGGACGGTGGTGCACGTCTGGGGCCGACCCTGAGCGCCTACCGGGAGCGATACTTCGACCCGGACCAGCGGAGCCGGACCCAGATTTTCAGCTACAAAGCCAAAGATGGAGCGGAGAGCGCCGTGCTGGCCGCCATCGCTGACATCTGCATTTCTATGAAAGCGGAGGACTACTTGCAACTGCCCCAGTGCATTGAGCATGAGATCCCCGTCATGCTAGATGCCAAAGCAGCCAGGGACTATAAGCAGTTTGAGCGTGACCTGCTGCTGGAGGTGGACGAGGATGTCATCACAGCGGGCACCGCCGGTGTACTGGTGGGCAAGCTGCTGCAATACTGCAACGGTGCTGTCTACGGCACCCAGGGCCAGGTGGTGCCGGTCCATGACTGCAAGCTGGATGCTTACATGGAACTGCTGGAGCGCTTGGATGGTGAGCCCTGCCTGACATTCTACGGCTACCAGCATGACCGTGACCGCATTCTGGAACGTCTGGAGAAGTACAACAAGGGCCGTACAGACAAGCTGCGGATCCGGGTCTACAAGGGCGTGGAGGATGAGGATGCCTGGAACAGCGGCCAGGTGGATGTGCTACTGGTGCATCCAGCAAGCTGTGCCTATGGCCTCAACCTCCAGGCTGGTGGCCGTCATGTGATCTGGTACGGCCTCAACTGGTCCTTTGAGCTAAATGACCAGGGGAATTGCCGCTTGTGGCGGCAGGGGTCCCCATATGATAAAGTTTTCATCCATTACCTGGTGGTGCAGGACTGTGAGGATGAGGATGTCATGACCACCATCCGGGACCGGGCAGACACCCATGAGGCGGTCATGTCCGCACTTAAGGCAAGAATTAAGAAGATCAAGGAGGAGAGCAAGCCATGACCCTGAAAGAATTATCCCAGTTGTACTACCTAAACAGAGAGATCGAGATGGATCGGCAGCGCCTTTTGGAGCTGGAGGCCAAAGCACTGCCTGGGGCACAAGTTCTCACCGGGATGCCCCACGCCCAGGGGGTGGCTGATAAAATAGGCCAGTGTGCGGCAGAAATCGCAGACCTCAAAGGGATCATAGAAGCAAAGCACCAGCAGTGCCTATATGAGCGGAGCCGTTTGGAACGGTACATAAATGGCATTGATGATAGCCTGACTCGGCAGATATTCACCTACCGCTTTGTGTCTGGACTGCCATGGGAGCAGGTAGCTGCCTGTGTCGGGGGTGGGAATAATGCCGGAAGCGTGAGGATGCTTTGTTACAGATATTTGAAGCAACATACGGAGCAATAACATCTGTTGCAAATGTTGCAACAGCCTGTAGTATAATAATACCGTGGGTGTATGCCTCAGAGGATGAGCAGATACCTCCTTGGTTAAACGGCGGCAAGGTAACGGAGACCGGAACTCTGACCCTTGCCGCTGTTTCTTCATGCCGTCTCAGACGGAACGGCAACACTTTTTGATGGGGTGGTGAACTGTGGCAAAGATAACTGAAAAACAAAAGCGTTTTGCGCAGGAGTATCTTGTGGATCTAAATGCCACAGCTGCCGCTATCCGTGCGGGTTATAGCCCGAAAACCGCAACGGAACAGGGATCCCGACTGTTGACAAATGTTAAGGTTCAGGAGGAAATCCAGAGACGGCAGGTGAAACTCCAAAACAAGCTAGAAATCACACAGGAGCGTGTCATTGAAGAGCTTGCGGCCATTGCTTTTGCAAACGGAACAGACTTTGTGACAGTCACTGACACAGGGCTTTTAGATATCAAGCCTACTCATAAGGTGCCAAAGGAAAAGCTGCCAGCCATAGCGGGCATCAAATACAACCAGATGGGCGTGGAGATCAAGCTGCATGACAAGGTGAGAGCCCTGGAACTGCTGGGCAAGCACCTGGGTGTGTTCGACAGCAACAACAGCGGACTGGCAGCGGAGGAAAACAACATCTTTGATGTCATCGACCAGAGCACAAAGGAGGAGCTTGATACCAGTGAAATATCAGAAATTGAGCCCCCGGCAAAATCTGGCGCTGACTTGGTGGAATAGGCCAGGCTTTGAGGGCTATGACGGCATCATTTGTGACGGTTCTATCCGGTCAGGTAAGACCGTGGCCATGACGGTGGGCTTTGTGATGTGGGCTATGCGGAGCTTTGAGGGTCAAAACTTTGCCGTCTGCGGCAAGACCATTGAGAGCTTGCGGAGAAATGTAACCTCTAATCTGTCCAACTGGCTGGCGGGGGTGTTTTCATTCAAAGAGCACCGAAGCGAAAACAAGATCGTGGTGACCGCCGCTGGGCGGACCAACACCTTTTACCTGTTTGGCGGCAAGGATGAGAGCAGCGCCGCCCTCATCCAGGGCATCACTCTGGCGGGCATCTTGCTGGATGAGGTGGCCCTAATGCCCAGATCCTTTGTGGAGCAAGCGGTGGCCCGCTGCTCCGTGACCGGCTCAAAACTGTGGTTTAACTGCAACCCAGAGGGGCCCAGCCACTGGTTTTACCTCAACTGGGTGTGTGAGGCTAAAAAGCTCAATATGCTCCGGCTGCACTTCACGATGGATGACAACCTCAGCCTCTCCCCAGAGGTCAAGGCCCGCTATGAGAGCCTATACTCCGGGGTGTTTTATGACCGCTTTATCCGTGGCCTGTGGGTGGTGGCTGAGGGCCTGATTTATACCATGTTCAACAAGGACTTTCATGTGGTGCCGTCCACCCCCCGGCCCTATGAAAAGTATTACCTGTCCTGTGACTACGGCACCATCAACCCCACCAGCATAGGGCTGTGGGGCCTGGCGGCTGGCAAGTGGTACAGGGTCCGGGAGTATTACTTCGACAGCCGCAAAGAAGGACGGCAGCGCACGGATGAGGAGCACTACACAGCGCTGGAGGCCTTGGCCGGTGACTTGCACATCTCCGCTGTCATCGTAGACCCCTCAGCTGCCAGCTTCATTGAGGTCATCCGCCGTCACGGGCGCTATCGGGTGGAAAAAGCCTCTAATTCTGTTATGGTTGGTATTCGTGATGTAGCTACTAGGTTACAATGCGGGGACATCTTCTTTTGCGATTGCTGTACGGACTGCATCCGTGAATTTGGGCTGTACCGGTGGGATGAAAAGGCTACCGCAGACCGGCCTATCAAGGAGAATGACCACAGCATGGACGATGTGCGCTATTTTGTCCACAAAGTCTATGCGCCAGAACTTTTCAGCTTTAAGTGAGGTGAGAAACTATGGTAACACTAAATTTAAGAGATGACTGTGTGGGCCGTGTTGCCACGGATTTTCGCCGGGGCATGACGGACAAGCGCTTTCTGGAACTGGAGATCACGAACTGGTTACAGTCTCCAGAGCGCAAAAGGCAGCTCCAGGCTGAGGCCTATTACGATGGAGACCATGCTGTTACGCACCGCAAGCGTATTGCGCTGGATGATGACGGAAAGGCAAAGGAACTCCAGCACCTGCCTAATAACCGGCTTGTTAATAACCAATATTCCAAGATGGTGGATCAGAAAACTAACTATTCCTTTGGCAAGCCCTTCTCTTTTGACACAGAGAATAAGCGGTATGCCGAAGCCCTCAATTCTGTGTTGGGCTCCCGCTTTCGGAGAGTGCTGCACAATGTCGGTGAGGGCGCATGGATTGAAGGTAAAAGCTGGCTGTACCCCTACTATGAGGGTAATGAGCTGGCCTTTAAGCGATTTCCAGCAGATGAGGTGCTGCCATTCTGGGCGGACGCTGACCACACCATCCTGGACTGTGCGGTCCATGTATACATGATTATGGAGTACGATGAGGATGAAGTTGCCAAGGATGTGGTCAAGGTAGAGGTCATGCACGGTGGTGGTGTGGACTGCTTCGTTCGGCTGGATGATGGCACTCTGGCACCAGACCCAGAAGTGTACTCCGGCCCATTTATCCTGGAGAGAGACCCACAGACGGGTGAGGAGCAGGGTTATAATTGGGAACGTATCCCTTTGATTTGTTTCAAAAGCTCACATCATGAGATCCCGCTCCTGTCCAGAGTGAAATGCCTACAGGATGCATACAATGATGTACTTTCTAATTTTGCCAACCAGATGGAGGAGGACATTCACACTACTCTGCTTGTTATCCGCAACTATGATGGTGAAGATCTGGGACGGCTCCGCAAGAATATTGCGGAGTATGGGGTTATCAAGGTGCGCTCTTATGAGGGATCTGAGGGCGGTGTGGAAACCCTTACATTGGAGGTCAACAGCGAAAATTATAAAACGCTGCTGTCCCTGCTCAAGGATGCCATCATTGAGAATGCCAGAGGCTATGATGCCAAGGATGAGCGCATGGGTGGCAACCCCAACCAGATGAACATACAGAGTATGTACTCTGACATTGACCTGGATGCCAACGGTATTGAGATGGAGTTTCAGGCCTCAATGGAGGAACTGCTGTGGTTTGTCAATCAGCACCTTGCCAACACCGGCAAGGGCAGCTTTGACGGCACAGAGGTCAAGGTGATCTTTGACCGGGATGTGCTCATCAATGAGACTGAGGCTATTAACAACTGCAAGAACTCTGTGGGCATCCTGTCCAATGAGACTATTGTGAAAATGCACCCCTGGGTGAGTGACCCGGAGCAGGAGCTCAAGCGCATCAAGGATGAGCAGGAGGAGGCCCAAGCCGCTGACCCGTACCGGGCCGCCTTTGAGAACAACCGGCAGACCGGCGGCAGCGACCAGCAGGACCCGCCCGTAAAGGACGGTGAGGGCGATGGCCAGACAGAATAATGCTGCATATTGGGCCCAGCGTATGAAAAACATGGAGGATGCCCTCCAGGACCAGTCATATTCCTATGTGGAAAACCTGGAAAAGCAATTCACAGCCGCCCAAGCTGAGATTGAGCGGCAGATGTCCGTGTGGTATCAGCGCTTTGCCCAAAACAATGAGATCACCCTGGCAGAGGCCAAGCGGCTGCTGAACAGCGGGGAGCTCAAGGAGTTTCAGTGGTCCGTGGGTGAGTATATCGCCTATGGCCAGCAAAATGCCCTTGACGGGGCCTGGATGAAACAGCTTGAGAACGCCAGCGCACGGGTGCACATCTCCCGTCTGGATGCCCTAAAGCTGCAAATTCAGCAACAGGCTGAGGTGCTTTACTCCAACCAACTGGACTATGTGGACGCTGCCGCCCGGCAGATGTACACGGGCAGCTACTATCACACCGCCTTTGAGGTCCAAAAGGGCCTGGGTGTGGGCTGGACCATGCAGAGTCTCAATGAGGACACCATTGCAAAGGTGCTTTCCAGACCGTGGACAGCGGACGGCCAGACTTTCCGTGACCGCTGCTGGACCAACAAGCAGAGCCTGGTCAACAGCGTCAACACCCAGCTCACCCAGATGATTATACGGGGTGAGGCCCCGGACAGGGCCATTACAGCCATCTCCAAGCAGTTTGATGTGTCCAGGGCCAAAGCTGGCCGCCTGGTGATGACAGAGAGCGCCTATTTCTCCAGCGCCGCTCAAAAGGACTGCTCTGAGGACCTGGGTGTGGAGCAATACAAGATCGT